TAGCAGCCCATATTCTTGTAACAATTACGGCAACGATATTCAAACTGTATTTCGTTACAGCACCCAGATAGCCATGTTTTAGGTTTGATAATGTAATTGCGGCTTCTCATTTTGAGCCACCCCAGCCAGTACCTCGGAATATCACCGCTGGAGCTGAGAACACTCTAGCCATTGGATATGAGCAACATAATGGAGAACTGTCGCCATGAGTAGTTACTGGGTGATTAAGTTCTAATTCGGCGCCGCATTGGTCGCACCTGTAAAGGTAACTAGGCATTTTCGCTCCCCACTAGGCATACGCCCATTACGCCGCAAACCGTACATTCGAGCGTCTTGACTCCAGGCGGAAGTAAGTCTGTGACTATGCGTTCAACCTGTAACGTTTCGCGCTTACAGCGCCTACACTCAAATTTCAATTTGTCCATAGTTAGATTCCTTTAGATTCTCCATCGAGTTCAGATTGCTTTGACTGACCCACCATGATTCAAGTTTGTCGTGTTTGAAACGGCTAGTTTTAGCAGCTTTAATCGGTATCCAGCCTTTGACGTAATAGGTCGGAGATTCGCCTACCACTAGCACAGCTAAATCCTCGACTCGATCACGTGGTCGCAAGATCAAATGACCGTCTAGCCATGTTGTATGTTTGATTTCGATTCGATTACCTAAATCGGCTCTTTCCTTGAATTTGTTTATTTCAAGTTTAAAATCCTTAATCCCAAAATACTTAGCTGCTGCGATCTCAGCTCCTAACGCCTCAGCTGTTCTTTTAATAGCGTCATGAATATTGCCTCGCATTTCTGGATTTTGAAAGTAATAATTGTCCACGCCTTTAGACTCGCATAAGAAAGCCGCTGCTGCTGCTGCGATTTCCTCATCTCGAGTAAGCGTAACTTTGCTTATTCCCATATCGCACATGCCCGGTTATTGTCTGGGCAAACCCAGCCCTTGTATGGCTTTCCGACTTTGGTAACGCCCTCTTTGCGAATCATTACGCCATGAGAGCATGATCGCCCGGTAAGTATCCCGCCGATCTCAGCAACCGCTTGAGTCATATCCCATGGGTCATAAGAGCCATTGGGTAGCTCTTGCTTAGGTGATGTGGTAACTGGGCGTTCCACTCGCTTCATTTCCTCAAGTGATGGTCGATTATGATTCTCGCTAAATTTAGATAATCCGCCTGTGTGGAGACTTCGCCCGATTGAGCTGGTACTACAATTTTCGAGCGGAAATCGATTAGCGTTCGATCTAATTTCCTCAGCAAAATCTGTCGCGAAAGGTAATGCGTCTGTGATTTCTTTGTAAATGTCCGTCTGGACGATGTATCGAGTACCGTCCTGAAATACGATATTGACGTCGATTCGACCATTTGGATATTGCGCCCAGAACTTCTCGATCCGTTCGGCTACGGTTTCGTATCCCTCAAGTGGTAGCGCCATTAGGAATTTCTCACGCGATCTGTTGCCCAGCGAAGCCCAGCTGCTCGACCTCGGTTATAGCCATCTTTCATACCAGCTTTAAAGCCTATTGACCAGCCGACTAAGCACCAGCCGACACTTGCGATAATTACGACTACCAGCAATTCCACTACTGTAAACATTTTAGCTCCCGATTCCGGGTGCGACTTATTCGCTCCCTAGTTATAGGGTGAACTAAATGTCTGACAATTTCAAGCCTTACGCCTAATTAGCGGCGTGTCGAATTGCTTAACAGCAAACTGTATATTTCATCGACCCGAGCTTCTAACCGCGAAACCTGATCCTTTACGCTTGACCCAGAATTAGGGCGTAGCTCGCTTAGGTAATACTTAACTAGGTATCGAATACCCGTTAAAAATGCCACTAAGAGCGTGACCATAGCCACGCCCATAGCAGCCCAGTCGTTAGCGTTCACTCGATTTCGCGCCGAACGTAACGTCATTAGGATTCGCGTAACGCATGAGAAGCGGTAGAACGCCAGCGAGCAAACCATAAGCCAATTTCTTGGGATCGGTTTCGCCTGTCATGTAAACGGCTAACGCTCCTGCGAGCGATGATCGTCCATAACTTGCCAGAATTGCCTTTAGCTCTTTCATTACTTTTCTCCTAACCCCAAAGCCTCGATTAGCTTTAGGACTTTTTTTGGGCTTACGTTGATCTCAAAATGATGTTCATCGGCTCTGTTCTTGTAATCGCCACCCCAGAATAAACCGTATTTCTTAGCCAGCGCCCGAAGCATTGGAACTTTCTCAGCTGGAAATGTGCCACGTTTGCCTAAAGGGTGTTTTAGGGCGTTTAGGTCGATTGCTGTACCGCTTGAGTGATTGCTTAACTTGTCCGGTACTTGGCGAACCATGCGAAATGCGTATCCCCAGTCGTCTAGTTGACCGCCGTCGATCGGCTCGATTAGCTCGTTAAACTCCGTACAGAATCCGACGATTAACGGTGCTACAGCTTCCGCGCAGCGAATCTTCAGATTTGTCCCCGGTATCGCGTAAGACTTAATCCCAATTTCGGCTTGGTCTTTGGAAGCCGTCCAGCCGTTATAGCTCGTTAGTGTCATTTGCCGTTAACATTTCGTCATAAGTTGCTTTAGACATTGAAGTAAACTCGCCTTTTTTATGTTCAATAATTGCGTGAGTTTCAATTTGTCCAAAAGATTCGATCTCGATAAAAGTTACCTTATCCATTAGAGTTCCGCTCCTAGTCCTAGATAGCCGCTAATGCTTGCGTTATTTCTTAATAAGTACGGGCGATACTGTGTAATTCCTGAACTATGTGTTCCAATTAGAAAAGCAATACGCGCTGTCGAGTTGCCTGAGTTAATAACTAGATTTGTGAAAGCTGTATTATTTGCTCCGTCGCTTGCTTCAAGCGCTGAATAATCTAAAACGGTTGGAGTTGTTCTCATTTCTGGGATTTGAACTTGGAAATAGGTTTGTGTAGCTGAGTTACCTAATCCGAAACCATAGTTAGACGAAAGTTGAGTTGATAACGTGCGAATGTAATAACGTTGGCATAACGCCAATTCTCCACCGATCGAACCGCTTGCGGTTTGGAAAGGTGTTGCGGTTGAGCCAGCTTCCGCTTGTACGCCCCAAATATCCAAAGTATTACCATTAGTCAAATTTTGGTTAATTGTTATTTGAGTCGATGAACCTGTGCCAATGGTTTTGCCAGAAATACTGGGAACTGCGAATTGTAAAGAGAATCTTTGCCAAGCGGTCGTCGTGTTAATTGTTTGTTCGGTAATCAAAACCGCACTTGACCCACCACTTCCAAATAATTGTTCTATGCCTACTGTTTGAGTTCTATTTGAATCAGATTTCGCATAAAACGAAACTGTTATAGTAGTATTAGCAAAAGTTTCAACATTTTCAATTCTTTGTTGTATTCTTATTTTTGTACAAGTGCCTACTGTTGTTAAAATTCCTCTTAAAAAATACTGAGAATTGTAACCAAAAACTGGTTGATTTCCCGGAGTAAATGTTTGTCTAGTAATTTCGTAAGAAGTTGGTTCTAGTGTTTCAAAACCAGAACGCCATCTATCTGATGTAAATGTTCCATTTGCTGGGTTAGTGAATGTTGTTCCGCGTTGCCAAATGTTAAAGTCACCGTTAATAAGTTTATTCTTACCAGCGTATAAGTTATTTGTAAAGGCTGGAGCATAAGCCGAAGCCGCTAAATCGTAAGCTGATTTTGTAGCCGTTGGAGTTGACGCAAGAACGCTCGAAGTTGTCGATGTTGACTCGCTGAGCTGTACCGCACCCTTAACGCTTGTAGTTGCGTCCTGAATAGCAATAGTGACAGCGCCAGAGCTGCCGCCACCTGTAATCGGGCTAGTTACGTTAACAGCTGTTATGTCGCCGACGTCATTAGTGATCCATGTGAAATCCATATCGGCATTTGTAGCTTTAGACAGAATTTGACCAGTAGTGCCGCCCTTGAGATCAGCCATCGACGTATCGACCGCCTGACCAAATACTTCAAAATCAGCTGGTAAATCAGTTACCAAATCCGTCGGCGTTGGCATTTGCCAGCCGAAGTTGCTCGTTGGGTTTGTCATTTATTCTCCTTATGCCACGACTAACGCGGTTTCCCAAGTTAGTGCCCCAGATATAGTATTCCACGATTCCGCGATGGAAACGTCTTGCCACTTCATAGCTTGTAATGAATAACTTAGTGGCGAAAGATTTAGCGTTATGGCGATTTCATTATAGGCAGCCTTAAACGACCAGCCCTCGACGAATCCTAGAAACGTTCCAGACGCCATATTTGGCGGTAAGTCGCTGATTCGTAGTGGTAAGCCCATAAATACGTTTATCAGCGAATCGCGATCTTGGTCGTCTAGCTCTGGGTTTGTGAGCTGGTAAGTGATCGACGTAAAGTTCGCTTGAGGCGTAGCTCGTAGCGTTAAGTAAAAATCGGCTTGATCTTGAGCGTCTGTTGCTTTGTGAAGTGTGGTGTTAATGATCTGGGCTAAACGACCGTAAGTCTCGATCGACGGAATATCCTCAGCACTTACTTCACTAGAACCGTTAGCCTTGTATTTCAAGGTAATGTCATTTCGAACGTCGCCAGCTCGAGTCTCAATCTTTAGCCCGTTAAATAGCGCGTGATTGGCTGTTAAGTCTGTATAGCCATTAGTGGCTAACTCGATCGATCTGTGAGTCGAATCAGCATATGATATTAGCCCGCTTGCGTCCTCATAAATGTAACCTAGCCCAGACGTTGCGAGAGCTGAAACCAGCGAATAAACGTCGGTGCGATCCGATGATCGAGCTGATAGCTCATAATTTCCCGGACGATCAATCTCGCCTAATCCCACGTTAGCAGCTGTCGCCCACGTTTCGCTCGGATTGTAATCTTGCCATTGTTCAGCTGCGGGAACTTCGCCCCAGTTGTTTAATAATAAATCTTGTAAGACTTCCCAGATTTGATCGCCGTCAAAATCCTTTGACAATATGCCATCTGTGAGAGCTTTAGGTAATCGGCTTAGCGCACCCAGCGCGGTTATTTTTAATACTTGATTTATGCCTACGCTGCCAGCTGTAATAATCTCAACGCCGAAATCAACGACTGTGCCACCAAATATTGGCACGTAAGTATTAGTCGAATCTTGTAGCTCGATCGAAACTGAATCGTTTATGTTTATGTTAACGATGGCTTGGGTCAGGTTTAGC